CAAAAAGCTCTCGGCGAGAAACAAGGGCGTTCACCTGCGATGGCGGCGATGCCTGCGATCATTCGTTTAAACGTCGTCTGGGAATTGTTACAGCGCACCGGCGAAAAGAAACTTCGTCCGCCTCTGTACATGCTAGACAACGGCGCTTTAGGCAGCGACACATTAGACACCTCTCCCGACGCTTTAAATATATTTAGTACGTCGGGCATGGGGGAGAGATCACCGGTTGGTATTCTTTACGACGTCGGACAGCTTCAAGATATTTACCCAATCGCGGAATCCTTGGTAAAAGATATTACGCAATCTTTTTATGTCGATCGTTTACTTGATTTGAATAATGAAACTAAGATGACTTTAGGGGAAACAAATATCCGAGATCGTATTCGCGGCGAGGGTTTGAGTTCCTTGTTTAAGCGACAAGAATCAGAATGCTTCAGTCGTCTTGTTAGTACGACTTTCAATATGTTGTTGGAAGAGGGATTGATGGGTGTTGTCCGCGGCAGCGAAGCGGAGCGAAAGATTTTACAAGCCGGACTTGTGCCCCTTTATATTCCACCCGACGTTGTTAATGCTATGCAGCGGGGACAAAAAGTTTATAACATTAAATACATCTCGCCTGCCAGCCGCATCATGCGAACTGAAGAACTACAGGGGGTTGTTCAGTTACTCGATATTTCTATGGGTGCGGCTCCCGCCTTTCCAGAGATACTTGATAATTTCAATGCCGACCGTACGTTGAGGAAACTAAGTGAACTCTCAGGAGTCGATGAAAGCATATTGAATGATACCGAAACGATGAAAAAACTACGCGAAGCCAGAGCGCAAATGCAACAACAACAGATGCAGCTAGAACAAGCACAGGCGGCATCTGATGTTGGGATGAAGGTAGCTCAGGCTCAGAGTATGAGACAGGGAGCGATTAGTGGCAGACCCAAGGGCTAATGATAAAAGAGTTATTCCCCCGGATCCAATTTCCGACGCTGTAAATCAAATGCTTGAAACGAAAGCGGGCGTTGTATTCTTTACTTGGTTAGCGCATCGCTGTTTCTTTGACCGCAGTACGATTTCCGGCGATCCGACGTCATATGAAGTGAATACTATCGGGTCTATCGCTCAAGAGTTTCAGCGACGAATTTATTTAGATGTGAGACGCCATATCAAACCAGAGTACCGAAGTAGAATTGAAAAATAATAGGAGATACCATGACAGACCCAAACGCAACACCTGATGATGGAAACGCAGAACTTATCGTTGTTAATGTAGACAATAAATCGCAGACGCCGCCGTCGTACACGCCACCTGATATTAAGATGGCAGAAGCATTACCGCCGGAGTTTCGGGATAAACCCTATTTTAAAGATAAGACTTTCGTTGACGTTATTAAAGAACACGACGGATTACAAAAGTTGTTAGGTCAGCGACCGGCGGGCATACCAAAAGAGGATGCACCCGACGAGGAGTGGAATAAATTCCTCGGGGCAATCAAACCAAAATCCGCAGACGAATACGCCCTGCCGGAAACTGAATTTTCAAAAGCCACCCCCCGAAGTGAGGAGTACGTTAAGGCGGTTAAAGAATTATTTTATGGCGCTGACATTAGCAAGAAGCAAGCTGCGAAACTCACGAGGGGGATTGAAGCCTTTTTAGCGAAAGCGCAAGGGACACAGGAATCTGCAAAAGCAGAAGCGGATACTAAACGCGCGGCGGAGTTTGAGGGTCTCCTCGATAAAACTTACGGGGCTAACAAACAAACGGTTATCGACCGTACTAAAAAGATGATGTCAGAGTTGGTAGACCCGTCGATAAAAGAGTCTATTAGCGAGGTCTTAAAAGAGATGCCTAACGATGTTCTCTTTGCTGTTACAACAATACTCGACGGAGTACATAAGAAATATTTATCTGAAGACGGCGTACCCGGCACCAATAGCAATGCAGGTGGCGATATTAATTCTTGGCAAGCAGAAGCAGAACAGACGATGCGAAGTCCAGAGTATCGGGACTTCCGTCTAGCAGGACACGATACGGCTAAACAAAAAGTTGCAGAATTATTTTCAAGAATAGCAGCCGCACAAAAAAGATAAAAAATAATTGGACATTGTTATTGTTTTTGCTTTAATAAGATTAGAGCGGGGAGTGCCCAAAGGCATCCGTGGTCAGCCTACCTAATGGCGACACGTCCGGGAGATCTCGGGGAGCGTATAAAAGATTAAATTTAATTTTTAGTTCGTTACATTAGGAGATCAATATGGCAGCCGCTCAAATCCAAACAGCTACAGTCATTCAGTTTTCTTCTGCCGTGCATTTAGCTGCACAGCAAATGAAAGCGCGTTTCGCCCCGGTATTCCCTGTAAAGCAATTAACAGGAAAATCTTTCGCTTATGATGGAATTGGTTCTATCGAAGCACAAGAATTAAATGGTCGTTTTAATCGTGTTACTTTCTCCGATTTAAAAGTTGTTCGTCGTAAGATTGGTCGTCGTCGTTTTTCTTTAACGCTTCCGATTGATGCCGATGACGCGTCACAAGTTTTAATTAACCAAGAAGCTGAGTATTCTCAAGCTTGCTCAATGGCGATGGCTCGTGTCTATGACCGCATCGGTATTGAAGCCGCTTTAGCAACGGTATACACCGGTGAAGATCTTGATACCGCTGTAACTTTTGCTACCGACGGCGGACAGACAGTTACAGCAACAGCAGGTTTGACGTATGAAAAATTGCTTGAGGCTATGCAGAATTTCATCGACGCTGATGTTGGTAACGACATGCTCGAAACATTCTTGTTCTGTATTTCTGGTGATGAGCACACCGCTTTGATGAAGGAACTCGAATTAACATCTGGCGATTATTCTCGTCAATACGGTGTTGATAAGGGTGCAATTCAAGAAGCTGTGGGTATGAAGTTGATCAAGTTTGCAGCCAACGCAACCAATCCAATTCTTGATGTGACCGGCGGTGTTCGTAGCTGTATCGCTTTAAGTTCTCGCGGGTTGTGCTATGCGATGCCTAAGCAATTCGAGATTGTTGTCCAAGATCGTAGCGACTTAGTACAGACCAAACAAGTTCAGGTTAATTGGACCCTTGGTGCAGTTCGTACTGAAGGCGTTCTTGTTCAAAAAGTTACCACGACTGACTAAGGTTTAGTTAATCGTTTAATTAAAGAATTTAAACAACAAGGAGATTGATATGGCAGACGTATTCGTTAATGCAGAACTCGCAGCTGGTAAACTAGCGCGAGCGCGACAACTTGGAGGGGTTAACCCGAAGGTCCGTGCCGTCACATTTGAAACCGCAGCAGCAGACGCTATCGCAGATATCCGTCGTTTGTTTAGAGTTGGGGCTCATGAAGTCCCAGTTCGCTGCACGATTATGTGCGATGCGATCGCCGGTGCGACCGACATTGATTTAGGTCTTTTCCGTCCGGGGGTTAATGGGGCAGCTGTGGATTCTGATGCCCTTATGGATGGGACTAACCTTTCTGCAGGGTATGCCTTTTCCTCTGCGAAAGACGGTTTAGCAGCCCTCGGTGTTGAAGAGCGAGGGGTTCGGACGTTTGCGGAGATTGCAGCCGATGTGGTTGCAACGGACGTGATCGGTCATATCCCAAGCGATTCGTACGATGTCGCGTTGCTTTATAACTCCGACATCTCGGCTGTGGGAACAGTTACTGTTATTCTCGAGACTATCGAGAACCAATAAGTACGTCTTACGTTTAATAAACGGAGCGCACGTAGGTTTAATACTTGCGTGCGCTCTTTTACTTCGGAGAGTATATGGCCCGACCTAGTAGCGACGTGGCAATTTGTAATCTTGCCTTGGACCTCATTAAAGAAGCGCCTATCTCGATTATATCTAGCCCGGTCAGTAAAACAGAGGTTCTTTGTTCCCGTTGGTACGATTTAACTCGGCAAGCGGTTTTGTCTGCTTATAACTGGGGTTTTGCTTTAAAGAGTGCTAACATTTCACGTGGAGGCACACCTGACGTTTCCGATTACACAGACTACTATGTTTTCCCGAATGACTATTTGAAGCTTCGTGCTGTTATAGACCCTACTATCCCTATTGGGCGCAGACGCTTTGAACTACAAGGGCGTTATATTTTATATAACTATGATGGCGGGGCGTCCTTACCTGTTTGGTATACTAAAGACGAAACGGATATTTCAGTTTATCCAGCCTTGTTTATTAACCTTCTTGCAGAAGAGTTAGCATTAAAGCTAGGGAAAAAGCTTACCGCCCGACCGTCTATTATAAAGGACGTTAAAGAGGACTTAGTTGAGACCCGGCGTTTAGCGCGGGCTATGGATGGCCAGATGCGTCCGCCGACAAGATATGAGAGTAGTAAGATCGTCAATGCAGGGTTAAGCCTTTCATCAAATCGAACGGTGGCGGGCAATTACGAGTTTGACCCAGAGGTAACTTAATGTTTGATACGTACCTTTCTAATTTCTCCGGGGGTGAAGTTTCGGAGGAAATCTTTGGTCGTTTCGATTCCGACCTCTACAAAAACTCTTTACAGCGTTGTGAAAATTTTTTATCCTTAATTCAAGGGCCCGCTCAATATCGGGGTGGATTTACCTTCGTCCATCCAACCAGACTTCAACAGACTGCACGTATTGAGCGCTTTAAGTTTAGTGATTCCCAAGTTTATGTCCTTGAGTTTACTAACGCTAAACTTCGTATTTATGAAGACGCTGCGCTCACCTTAAATAGCTCATCTAAGACAATCACGGGCATAACACAAGCTAGTCCGGGGGTTATTACTGCCGCGTCGCATGGTTTTGCGACGGACGATGAAGTTTATATTGCATCTGTTGGGGGTATGACTGAGCTTAATGGCCGTTTCTTTCGGGTTGTTTATATCAACGCCAATACTTTTTCTTTGAAAGATAGCTTTGGTAACGCGGTGAATACAGCGGTATACACTGCGTATACTTCTGGGGGTACGGCGACGACAGCGTATAGCTTAACTTCCCCATATCTTACGGCAGACCTTTTTCAGTTTCAATTTGATCAAGAAGGAAACATTGCGTACTTTTCTCATCGTGGATACGCACCGTATAAACTAACGCGGGTAAGCGCTACGTCTTGGACTTTTGCTACATATACCCGAACGAATGATCCTTTCATAGCCGCAGCTAAAACGATTACTGGCGTCACTAAAGCGAACCCCGGCGTTGTTACTTCAGCGGGGCACGGGTATGCTTCAGGCTACCGTATTGCGATTGCCAGTATTAGTGGTATGACAGAGCTTAATGGTAATTCTTATCTGGTTGTTTACATTGACGCTAATACTTTTAGTCTGACGACACTAGCTGGGGTTGCGGTCGATACCTCAGCCTATGGAGCGTATACTTCAGGGGGTACCGCGAAACGGGAAACCTTTCCCCGTGCGGTTGCGTTTTATGAAGGTTGCGTTTATTTTGCGGGGTCTGATGATAACCCTAATCGTGGATGGCGCTCACGCGGGCCTGATACGACAGGGGCTACACGATATGATGATTTTACGACGGGCACTGACGCGGACCACGCTATCATATTTAATGCGGCCAATGGTTCCGGGCAGATTTCTTGGCTCGCGGGGCTTCGAGGGTTTCTTGCTTTAGGCACAGAGGGTGGAGTTCTTGGTTTGGATGGTAACACTGACGCGGCGATTACTCCGACTAACTTTCGTATTCGACCTATTGACCCAGTTGCGGTACAGGGGGACATTATGCCGGTTATCAACGGGCAGTCCATTTTCTACATGCAACGAGGTAGTCGAACGCTTAGAAGTTTTGATTACGATTTAGTATCAGATAATTATAAGTCTACTGACAGACAGTTTCTTGCACCTCATTTAACAGTTGGAGGTATTACTCAGCTTGCGATTCAGAGATGGAAGACAGATTTATTATGGGCGGTTCGTGCTGATGGGGTTCTTTTATGCTTAACAGTAAAACCAAAAGAGGACGTTTCAGGGTGGCATCGTCACTCTATTGGGGGAACGGACGCTCGGGTTTTGAGTATTGCGGTCGAGCCTCAGAGTACGGGGTATGATCGTTTATACGCAGTTGTCGAACGTACAATTAATTCTATCACCACCACCCACATTGAATATCTCAATGACCCGTATGAGGGCGTTCGGAAAGACGATTACTTTACAGGGGGCTCTGATGAGGATGGGGACACAAGTACTTATCTTGATGCTTTGTATTCGGCACAGCAGGATAGCGTTTACCTAGATTCTGCTTTAACTTATGATGGGTCCGCAACGGACACGGTTACGGGTTTATGGCATTTAGAGGGGGAGACGGTCGCGGTCGTAGCCGATGGAAGTATTCACGCGGACGTGGTCGTCACCAACGGGGCGATTACCTTAGCTCGGGAGGCCTCGGTTATCCATGTGGGGTATAAGTACCGAGGCATTATGATACCTTTGAACTTAATTGTGGCTGGACAGGTGCAAAACTCTATCGCTTTTGGAAAAAATATTAGCATGATTTCTTTGGTTGTTTCGCATACGATCGGTGTAAAGTACGGCACTTCTCTTTATGACTTACAGGAGATTTTAGCCTCGGAGATTGGGCAGGACACCAATAGTCCTCCGGCTCCGTTTACTGGAACTTTACCTTTACCGATTGAAGATTCTTGGACGACGGATAAACGAATTATCTATGTTCAAGATGAGCCATACCCGTGTATGTTAAATGCTTTAAGCGTGACTATAGAGGTTGGGGAGAAATGAAAGTAGAGCCTTTTAAGCAAATGGATTATATTTTAGCCGACCTTCTTCCCGGTCGGGGTTTAGAAGAGTGGGGCTTAAGTGGCGGAGTTATTAATATGCTAAGGTATATGGAGGACGCAAATACGTTTTGGACCCTGCGAGACGGAGAGACGATTCTTCTTATCGGGGGGTGGCATCGGGTTTGGAATGGCGTTTGTGAGGTTTCTCTTTTTCCAACGACCCATTTTATTAAGCGCCCGGTCGGTGCGTTATTAAGATTAAAAAAGGTCTTGAACGCATTATTAAAAGGGCATCGTCGCGTACAGTTAAACTGTCGTAAGGAAGAGATATTTATGGGTTTTGCTCAACGTCTTGGGTTTCAGACAGAGGGGACACTAAGAAAATTCGGTTATGATGGTTCAGATCATATTATTATGTCTATGGTAGGAGAAACAAATGCGTAATGCTTTTCATACTGGGTTTAATCCGCCGGGGATGTGCTATGACCCGATTACTGCTACCCTTCTTATTGCGTCCGTTGTAGGGGCTGGGTCGCAGATTTATCAAGGGTACTCGGCACAACAACAAGCCAAGCGAACAGCGGGGCTACAGGAAGAGCAAGCCCGTATTGCTTTAAGCGAAGCGAATCGTGCGGCGGACCAAAAGACAGTTGAGCAGCGTAAATTTCTAGCCGAGCAGAGGATGGCTTATCTGGCTAGTGGGGTTTCATTATCGGGCACTCCCGGATTAGTACAGGAGGACACTTTCAGTCAATTCCAACAGGAGATTGAAGCCCTTCGTAAATCAGGGGTAGCACAATTTAAGGTGGGTATGGTAACAGCCCAAAACACCAAAGCTAACGGTAGGGCCCAACTCATTTCTGGGTTTCTTAATGCGGGGTCTACTTTAGCAAGCGGGGCTTCAAAAGTTGGTGGTGGTGGTGGAAAAGTTGGCACTACATCTACCGATGCCGCAATTCGTAACACCGGCTTCATTGAAGGGAGACAATAATGTCACCGCGTATTCCAACGTATCAAGCTGGCAATCTCGCATCCGAACAAGTCGGCTTGCCCTCGCAAGACCAGAGCGGACAGATCATAGGACAAGCTGTCGCTCAAGCTGCGGGCACCGTTATGAATCTTGCTGCACAGCAGCTTGAGAAGCAGAAAACTATTCAGCAGAATTTAGATGTTACGACGGCACAGACAGACTATCAGGTTGCCTATCTTGGCGAGAAGCAGAAGATTACATCTGACCCTAATATTACCGCCGACCAAGTTGAAGAGGTGTTAAATAAACGGAGTGCAGAACTTAGCGGGGAGATCACGTCCCGGTATTCAAGCGGCTCAACCCGACAAGCGGTTCAGAGTGCGATTCAGCAGGACCAACAACTATTTAGAATCGACGCCGTTAAGACTCGAATTTCTTTAGGGAACAAAGAAGCTTACAATACTTGGTTCAATTCCGTTGATAGAACGATCAAAGGAGTAAGTGATTCGGGAAACCCAGAAGCTTATCAAGTCGCAGTAAATAATTTTAAGAAGATGACCCCTAGCATTGTCCCTTTGACGGGGGATAATATTGAGAGCGCCCAGAAAGCTACACAGAACGCGATCGACTCAATGACTACTCAATTCGTAGCCGCGGGTATTGAGAACGGTCAAGAAGATTCCTTGGAGCAAATGCGGATTCTTGGACAGTTTGGGGAGGCTAGTGAATCGACTCAGAAGAGGATTAGCGATACGTTAAATACCGCTCTGAAGACCAAGAGCTTTCGTGCAGATATTACGACGGCGTACAAAACACTCAATCAGAATGTTGACGATGTTGAAGCTATCCGTAATCAGGATAAGTCTTTTGCGGATATTGAACATGACCTTTCAGCGACGACATATGAACTTTCAACGGCTAACTTATCTGATTCTCAGAAAGAGGATCTAAAACGGCGTATTACGACACTAGATGCTTTGCGTACCGCTCAGCTTACTGGGGCGTATGTTAAGGGCTCTGATAACCTCGATACCTTAGTTAGCTTGCGGTCTGAGGCAGCTCTGCTTCTTCAGCAGTCAGAGGGACAAAAACAATTAGCTGACGGGGTTTATCTTAACGAGCTCAAAAAATATCAGGACCGGCTAGTCTCAGAGTTTGTCGATAATCAGAATATATCGGGAAAAACATTTACCTCTTTATACACGGACTCCTATGGGGTTATGTTAAAAGACCTTACCAAACAGACCTTTGAGCAGACCCGGTGGGAGAAGCTTATCCACGCAACCCCGGGGGCTACAAAAGATATTCTACCTAAAGAAGACCGTGCCCCGCTGTTTAAGATTTATGATGCCGCTAAGAAGCCGGATGGTACTGTAGACCCGGATATTATGTTTAAAGCTTACGACGAGTATCTCACCGACAAGAAGACTGGAAAGCTTGTTGAGGGCATGTTTGGCCCAGAGCAGGCTCAAGAGTATTATATGCGGGCAAGTCTACGTAAGCAGGGATTCTCGAGCGTTTACAAGATTGGGGATATGATCACGACCAAAAAGGGGCCTCGTAAAATTACCGGATTTGAAAATGGTCGGGTGATGATTGAGAACAATGAGCAAGATAGGCAGACGGTGCAGTTCTATAAACAGTTCGGGACGATGAAAAAATAATGCCTATCGCACTTGACGAATTAAACGACGCGGTGGATTGGTCAAAGACAACGGAGGGGGTGCAGAAAAGCCCTACGCCGGTTGTTCCAGAGAAGTCTACCTCCTCAACTAGCATACCCTTAGACGAAGCAAACGCTTTCTCCGAACATATTGTCACAACCAAAGACGCCCCAAAAGGATTCTGGCAGAGACGATTCTCAGATGCTCAAGTTTCTTTTGATGCAGCGCCTCACGCTGTAGGGTCAGCCTTAGTCTTTCTTGGGGATACTCTTCGCGGTAAAGACGCCGCTCCGGTCGATTTTACGCAGAATGAACCTTTCTTAAAGAATTTTGAGTCCGACCTTAATAACGCTGTTGCTAAGGACCAAGGCCACGCAGGAAAGAGTTTTAGGAATCTGATTGGTACTTCTTTAATTAAGATGGGTTTGAGCTGGCAAGACTTAAGCGAGAAGCTTGCCATTGAGCATAGCAAAGGGGCGGAGCCTACCTCAACAGCAGATCAGTATGTGAGTGATTTAACTAAGATGACTACGGGCATTGGCGGGCTTCTTGGTATTGGTTTTGTTGCGGGCCCTGCGGTTGCCGCGGGAGCTTTTATTGGACCCACAACTTTTGACACCTACACAAGAGCCCGGCTTAAAGGCAAAGATTACGATGAGGCGGCTAAGGTTGCGGGGGCTATGGGTATCGCAACGGGGGTACCTGCGTTTCTTGGTCTAGGTATGGTTATGAAATTGCAAGGGCCGCTCATTGAACAGGTTGTTAAAGCGTCTATTATCGGGGGTGTTGATCTGACCGTGATGCGTGGGGGGTCTGAAACTGTTGAGCGTGTTTCTGGTTTAACAGAATCGCAAAAGAAGGGTTGGGATTCTGTTAGCGAGGCTGTTGGTTTAGCCGTTCGTGATGGGTCTATGGGGGCTATTCTTGGCCCGGCTACAGGGGGGATTTCTTTTGCGATGCAGAAACGGGCAGAGGTGCAAGAAAAGTTACGTAGCATAGGGTTAACTGACGAGCAGGCAATCAAAACAACAGATGCAGCTTTCAGCAAAGGCATGGACGTTGTATTATCGGCGGTTGAGAAAGAGAAAGCTTTACTTGACAATAAAATATTTCGTAGCGAAGACGGGAAGTTTGTTGACGCTCAAGGTAGATCGGCAGCACCAGAGCGCGTTATCGCGGTCTTAAAGACCGGCGATTTTGAGTCTCTTCCCTTGGTCGAAAAAGCTAAAGTCTTGGCTGCCGAAGCATTACCTCAGAGGGAAACTGTGGGG